ACGTCCACACCAAACTGATGCTCTGGATGCTATGGCAAACCATTCTAAGGGGCAAGTCATTGTTCCTACAGGTGGTGGTAAAACCATGTGTATGATAGAGGATGCCAAGAGAGTATTCCGTACACAAGAGGTTTCAACCATTGTTGTAGTTGCTCCACGTATTTTGTTAGCAGAGCAATTATGCTCTGAGTTCTTAGAAACAGGAGAGTTCAATGATGTAAGAGTCATGCACGTTCACAGTGGTGAAACTGAGCATTTCTCTTCAACTAAAGTTAATGACATTAGATACCATAATTTCTTATGCTATGAATCTAATCAGTTAATCTTTACAACATATCATTCATTACATAGAGTACAAGAGAGTAATATTGTTGTAGATACAATATACTTTGATGAGGCACATAATTCAGTTCAGAAAAACTTTATCGTTCCTGTTGAGCATTTCTCATGGGATTCCGATCGTTCATACTTCTTTACTGCCACACCTAAGCACAGTCTCACACCATTCAAGGCAGGTATGAATGATAGTGATATATTTGGTCAGGTTATATGTCAGGTTCCAGCTCCTCAGTTGGTCAAGCAAGGTTATATTCTACCACCAAAGGTGGAAGTATATGAATCACGTTTGTTAGATAAGCATGAGTTGGTTGCTGATAAAGATTGTGAGCAAATGATAGACTCTATTGATAACCTACAGAAGGATAAGGTACTCATTTGTGCCAAGTCTACCAAGCAAATCACTAACTTGGTATCACAGACGGATTTCTGTGTTCAATTAAGAGAACGTGGTTATAATTGGATGTATATTACTGCCAAGACTGGTGCATATATTAATGGTAAGAAGGTTGGTAGAGATATGTTTTTTGAGATATTAAATGAGTGGGGTAAGGATGAATGGACTAAGTTTGTAGTTCTACATCACAGTATTCTATCTGAGGGTATCAATGTAAATGGTCTTGAGGCCGTCTTGTTCCTAAGATCTATGGATTATATCGGTATCAGTCAAACAATCGGTAGAGTGATCCGCAAGGGGGCAACTGATAAGGCATACGGTTTAGTTTGCGTTCCAGTTTACTCTAAGGTTGGTATCTCTACTGCACGTAAAGTAGAAGCAGTTGTTGATACTATTTTCAACAAGGGTGAAGCAGCAACATCGGTGGTAACAAAATGAAAAAAGAAATCCCTACAACAGAATACATGCAAGATGGATGGGATAGTGGCCCTACTGGTTGCCATCCATACAAGAGAGGTTCCCGACATAATAAGATAGGGATGTGGATCATGTGGCTATTCTATGGTATCATTCTTATACAGGTAATACATGCTATGTTAGTATTACCATTCTTTCCTATTCCTTTTGCAATACTATTAGGATTAGGTTTTATATGCTATGTGGCATGGAGGGCAACATGACTGAGTGGGTAAAAGGATATGAGGATAAGCACTCAAATCCTGTATATAAACATGCCAAGAATCCTGAGAAGTGGGAAGTAAAATCTAATAGGTTAATCGTATCATATTATGGTGATGGTGGTGCGATTGATATTAGACTTATGGATACTGATAAGGATCTACAACATCAAATAAACATTACTGTTGAGGATGGTAAGTTAAAGGCAATGGTATCGGAGCAAACTAAATGAAAGATACCATACTCTATGGTGACTGTAGAGAGACTCTATGTGGATTTTTACCACAGAGTGCAAGAGTATGTGTTACATCTCCACCATACTACGGTCTGAGAGATTATGGTGGGGAAGATAGTCAAATTGGTCAGGAACAAACACCTGAAGAATACATAGATCAATTAGTAAACGTATTTAAGGAGGTAAAAAATGTGCTCACAGATGATGGAACTTGTTGGGTTAATCTTGGCGATAGTTACTATAATTACAGACCTGGAAGGGGACAAGGACTGGCAAAACAAACAGTCTCAAATACTAAACAAGACCTACCAGATGTGTGTCCTCGCAGAGGAAACAAACTTGAAGGATTGAAAGAGAAGGATCTCATCGGAATCCCATGGATGTTCGCATTTGCAATGCGAGCTGATGGATGGTATTTAAGACAGGATATTATATGGAATAAACCTAATCCAATGCCTGAGAGTGTGAGAGATAGATGTACTAAGGCACATGAGTATATCTTTCTATTCAGTAAAAATAAGAAGTATTTCTATGACAATGAAGCAATCAAGGAACCAGCAAAGGACTGGGGAACCAGAGACAGAACCAACGGCAAGTATCACAACGAGGGATCAGGATTGGCACCACATAGCGGTCTTACGAAATCATATTCAACAAAGAATAAACGATCTGTCTGGTCAGTAACAAAGAAACCATACAAGGGAGCTCACTTTGCTGTATTCCCACCTGACTTGATAGAACCATGTATATTGGCTGGTAGTGAGAAGGGTGATACCATATTAGATCCATTCATGGGATCAGGAACAACTGCTATGGTGGCAAAGAAGTTAGGAAGGCATTACTTAGGTTGCGAACTACATGAGAACTATGGTAATCTAATAGAGGAGAGGGTCTTACCTTATGAGAATAGATTGGAGAAGTTCTTTGAAGACAGTTAAGAGGCACAGGTATAAAGATAAGAAGATATTTGAGACAAGAAAACTTGTCTTTGAACCTTATGCGTTTAGTGAACTGAATATGTGTCTGGTAACAGGACTCATACAAAAGAATCTCACACCTGACTTACTGAAGCGTAAGAAGTTAATGTTCAGGTGTGAGATTAACAAGTATTATGGTCATTGTTATCATGCTACACAGGCATTATATTATTTGATGGACACTGACAAGTTAGTACCTATGAGTGGTGAGGATTACCGAGGAGAGAAGCACTGGTGGTTACAGAATGAGGATAACATATATGATTGCACTGCCGAGCAATACTGGACGGTTGGTAAACTGCCACCCTACCATGTGGGTAAGAAGTCTAAGTGGTATGGATGGCAGCAAAGACCTCAACAGGCATCATTGGATTTAATGGTCAAGGTGTTGGGTGATCGCTTAATTGATGATAATGTTACGAATTCGTAACATATTTGTGCAAAATCTAATTTATATGTATAATACATATTAACGACTAGCGTAAGTTTACTTACAGCATACATTTAAGGTGTATGTGATAGTCAAGTCAACGGAACCATATTAATTTGTTCCACTATAAGAGGAAAACTATGTTATTAGTTTTAAAGAAAACATTAAACCTTGTCGCTCTCGCTGTTGAGAATGTTAAGGATACTGTTCTAAGAGGATTATCTCATCTAGGTATTATAGATGATATGCCAAAGAATCTTTTAAATTTAGAAGATGTTTTGGAAGATAAAAGAAAAGGGTTATATACAGATAAAGATTCTGTAGTTGTTGCAGCAAGACTGTGTGATCTACTTTCAGATCCCACATACAATCGCACAGAGGATATCAGTTATGGTAATTGTGAAAGAGATTTGAAGCAACTCAAAGGTTTTTCATATAAAGCATCTGGTATTCTTTTTGCATTTGTAAGGCCTGACGGAAAAGTTGTTGTAACACAAGGTAATCACCGTACTACTATGTTATGGATGGTTACTGAAGACCCAAATGTAAGAATACCAGTCAATCTTAATTTTCATCCTGAAGATATTTCAGTGGAAAGAATGATAGAGATTGAATCAGAGAACCATAATGCCGATTGTGCTTTCAGGTCTAACCAAGATAATGATAGCAAGTTTAAGTCTGCATTTTTCTCTAAGCAATCTTGGGCGTTACTAATCTTTCAATTTCTAACACCCTTTTGGATTGGTATTGCAGGTACTTTGCAAAATGCAAGGTTTAGATGTCATTCTTACAATTACATCTCAAAAGCAAGAAAAGAGGCTGGTGATGATGATGTAAAGACTGTACTTAATGTCTTTACAGGTTTATACAAAGATATTGAGAATCCTAATGTAGAGATTCTAGGTAACTTTGTACGAGCTGGAGCTGTATTTCTCAATGTGTTTGGTAAGCATATTTCAGAAGTAAATGCGAAAAATAATGATGTAGATTCATTTGCTGGAATGATTGAATATTATTTCAGAGATA